CGGGGGTTCCGGTGGGGGTTCCGGGGGTGGTTCTGGTGGTGGTTCCGGGGGTGGTTCTTCTGGCGGTGTCCCCGGCGGAAGTTCTTCTTGTACACATTTTTCTACAGAGCCGTCAAAGACGTACCCCCCTTTACAGGGTCCACAACTTCCGTCCGGGTTTGTTGTGGCGTTAGGATCGTCACACTGGTAGCCACCCTCAGCACCAGAACAACCAGCGTAGCCCGGAACAGCGTCATAGATTTCGCCACATTCACCGTCAGCAAATCTAATGAAAAAGGTAGTTCCATCGCAGCCTGATTCTAGTACGGTTCCTTTTGAGGGACACGGCGGGGGTGGCTCATCCGGTGGCGGTGGCGGCTCTGGTGTTTCGGTTGGCTTAACAGAACCACAGTACCTATCTAGATCTGCTCCCGGCTTGATCCACGTGCCAGCATATTGCCTATCATCAGGACACGTTGTCCAACCAGCGTCTGTACACGCCTTTATTTCTGCCGGTGTTTGAGGATTACCTTTACAAGACTCAGGCTCTGGCGCTGGCGGCTCTGGAGTATCATCAATAGGCCTGTCAGAACACTGCGATATGTCTGAAACACAAGGATTGCCTGTTGGTCCTAACTGCCCAGAGGGACACTCAACCATTCCTTCAGGACAGTTACCCTGCTCCGGTGGAGGCTCATCAACAGTTTTTAGAGGCTGAGTGCAGTCTTCCTCTTTATGGTCTTCCGCTTTTGTAGGAGTGTCTCCGGGGCTTGCGGGACACCAGCCTTCTGATTTACACTTGTTATTGTAAGCAATCTGTCTGTCAACTAAAGTAGCATACGGAGTAACAGAAACAGGCTGACTACAGTCAATATCGTCATCGGTTACGTCATCATCAACATCATCATCGTCATCATCGTCATCTGTAGTACCGGAAACACACTTTAATTCTCCGTCTACTTCTTGATACGTTCCGTCTTTTCCGTCACCCGTAGTACAAGGATCCCCTAGTTCGTTTATTGGTTCTACTCCAGAACAATTAGTACCATCTTCATCTAGCTTTTCAGTAAACCCGTCATCACACATTCCGTAATCAATAGTGGTATCATCGTCTTCATCATCATCTTCACCACTAACAAAAAGTTTATCAATAGTGTCACCAATCTCATCCATGATGACACCAGAGAGGACGCTACCAAAAATGCCGTTTACGTAATCGTATATGCCTTTAGGGTCAGACCCTTTTTCAAATATATCTTTAATTTCGTCCAAAACGGTGTTGGCAACTTCACTCATAGTGCCAACAGGGTCTCCAATAAAATCACCTATTGTTTTGCCTACTGTTTTTATAGCGTCTTCAATTTCTCCTACAGTTGCTCCTACAACGCCGGGAATAGGTGGCACAGGAAGTCCCGGTATTCCTGCCAAAACCCCCACGGTAACACAGTTTCTTATCCACTCTTTACCGCCGTAAGTTCCTTCCCAACACGGTCCCTTAGTTGCAGAGGCTGTTGAGATTAAGCCTTCAATTGCTGCCCAAGGGTCATCTGCGGCTTTACCGACTGTAGCAACAATGTCTTCGTATTTTTGTTTAAAGTCATCTACAACTGCTTTGCCGTACTTATCAATTAGGCCTTGTTCAGCTGACGGAGTATCGTCTGTTTCTTCACCACCTGTAAAATCAGGATTAGCATCTAACCAATCTTGAGCCTTACTTTTAATGCCATCAGGTGCATTACCAGCAAGAATATCTTGAGCTTTGTTATAAGCAGCTTCTCCAAAGTAACACTCGCTTCCACCACCGCTTACTAAGCCACCACCAGCGTTGCATAGTGCTTTATCATTACGCACTCCTGCACGATAAGCTGCGTTTACGGCCCTTGTTGCGTCTAGGTTAGGAGTACCAATGATCGTTACTCTAAAGGGAGCAAATATTTCAGGAATAGAAATTACTTCATCTACCATTTACTTCTTCCCCTTCAACGCAAGTAGCTTGTCAGCACCACGTATACCAAAGGATGCAGACACAGCCATAAACAGTAGGTACTGATACCAATCAGGAAGCCTGTTAAGCTCCTCAAAGGCAAGACCAATACGATCTAGTATTTCCACATCGTTCATCCCAATGCCCCACACAACCGCAACCACAGGCGCTGAGAGCAACAATGTAAACCACTCGTCCTTCCATGAGGTGGCACTAGCAGTAGCCATAAGCTGTTCCCAAGACGCTGTGTTTTCAATAACCTGCATCTTTGCTTTATGTACTGCGTTCTTTTCTTCAGCCCTGTTCTTTAGAACTTGACCCAGAAGAGCTGTTATAGGTGATAGTAAAGATTGCCACATAAGTTATCGCATCATGTAAACAACAAGGGATGCACACGCACTAACAGCAACCCAGAAGAATCTTTCTGCGTTTTTGACGGAACTTGAGTTAGCTAACACAGCGCCCTCTAGATCTCGTATGTCATCCTCCTGATCGTCTAGTCTTTTTTCGTGTCGATCCATGCGTTTGAAAGCAGATAGTAACTGCTCTTCCACACGGGCAATCTGAGATACCGCTTCAGTTAGCTTGTCAAGCTTTTGCTCTATGCGGTCAAGCCTGTTATCCATCATAGTTGTGCTTCCTGCGCCGTTCATGTTACAAAGTAGCCACTAACATAAATAAATTATTCATCCTAAACCCCTTAAATAATTACACGTTCCCAACTAATTGTATTTTCATCCCACCTATACGTAGCACCGTCCGCAGGCATAGGTACAGGAGGTTCCCACTGGCACGTTGAGTTGACTAAAACCCAACTTGGATATGGTTGTGGTGGTATAAAAGCATCAAGTTCTGTGTCGTATGTGTAACCAACGCCTGCAAAGTTTTTTCGTATATTCCCGTTATAACTAGTCTGCTTCCATGTGCCGCCTAACAACTCACTACAAAACAATAAACCCAATGACTCTTGCTCTTCTTGGTTGTCGTCAATAATTTCGGAGTTAGCTACAACAATAACCTGTAGAACTACATTGTTTTCATCTAACTGTGCAAAGTGAGCCATTAGAACGTAATACTCCCTGATCCAGTAAAGGTATAAATATTATAAGAACCGCTTGTAGTTTCAGTAGGAGAACCTGACGTTGCTGAAGCAGTTGCAAGAGTTTTAATAATTACAACTCCTGATCCTCCTGCACCGCCTGAACCGCCTCCATGAGAGCCTGCTGCTCCACCGCCTCCTCCAGTGTTTACTGAACCCGCACTACCGTTGCCTGCTCCGCTGTTACCACCGCCTCCTGCTCCACCTGAAGCCCCAGAGTTAGGATAACTACTTCCCCCGCCGCCTCCTGCACGAGTAACAGAACTTCCTGTTATTGAGCTTGAAGAGCCTGCACCACCAACACCGCCTGATGATGCGTCACCAAGACCGCCAGCACCGTTTGCGCCACCGCCGCCACCACATCCGTATACACCAACAGCACCACTACTATTTCCACCGGCGCTTCCTTGGCCTGAAGTGCCAGCACCTCCAGTGTAGCTTCCATAAGTCCCGCTACTAGCACATGAGGCTCCACCGCCTGACCCGCCTGCATTACCATTACCTGAAGATCCGTAGTGAGCGCCACCACCTCCACCAGTACTAGAAACTGTAGTAATACCAGTACCTGCTAAACTAGAAATATTACCGTCAGTTCCTCTAGAAAGATGATCAGCCGCTGTTGCGCCTGCACCCACAGTAACAGTATATGTAACGCCTGCTGTTAAACTTAAGGAAGATCCAGTAAGGTATCCACCAGCACCACCACCGGCACCGTGAAAGGAACCTCCTCCTCCTCCACCGCCTCCAGCAATAACTAAATAATCAATATCAGGAACAGGATCGCCAGCCTCAAGTCGACTAAATCCAAAACCTTGTGCAGAAGCGCCACCAATTGTAGATAAAATAGGCATTATGCAAATTTCGTTTGAGCAGCTAAAACAGTAAATGTAGCATCTGCTGTTTTAATTATTGTAAATGAGTAAGCGTCGATACTATTCGTATTACCAGCAGAAGGTGCAGTTCCGCCTTGCCACTCAGGTGTCACTGAAGAACCGTCTATTTGAAAAGTATTTAAATAGTAAGCTGTTCCTGCCTGCTTCATAAGAACAGCAGTAGTTATGCTTTCTCCCGCAGCCATTGTACTGTTTAAAGTAGTACTACCGTCTCCTCTAAAATTAATTGTTCTGTTTGCTGTTTGATCTACGTTATAAAAATGAACAGCTTGGCTTAAAAAGTCAAAGTTGATAGTCCCTGATGTAGAGCTGTCTACGTTAACTTTTTCTATAATTTCTGCAAGGGAGGTTGTGCCTACCAAAGTAACCTTAGATGTTGCACTAGCCGTAACTAAAGTAGAAGCCGCGCTAGTGCCTAATACATCTGGTAAATTAACAGTGTAGGTAGCTGCTGCACTATGCGCTGGCCCTTTAACGGTTACGCCGTGACTATTAGACTCACAGTTAAATCGAATAGTTCCGGGGTTAGTATTACCGTATAGTTCAGTAAATCCAGTACCATTAGGAAATAATTGTATGTTGCCGTTTGTATCAGTTGATTTTACTGAATTAGCATCTATCTGAATATTGTCTACGTTTAAAACACTAAGTGTTGCTAAAGATGCTACTCCTGTATCAGCAATGGTTATGTCACCTGATACTACATTATCAATCCATTTTGAAGTTGTTGTGTCATAAAATAACAAACCACCGTCAGCAGGAGAAGTAATGTTTACATCAGATAACCCAGCAAGAGTAGCACCACCTCCCCCTGTCTGTGAATCTACGTATGCTTTAATAGATTGTTGACTAGCAATACCTGTAGCTGAATTACTAGACATATCGTCTTCGTCTAAAAAGGCTTTACCAGTTAAGATGTTTAACTCAGCAGTTGAAGATGTTATACCATCAAGCGTGTTAAGCTCAGAAGCTGTGGAAGTTACGCCATCTAGTATATTTAACTCTGCTGTTGTAGAGGTAACTCCGTCTAGTATATTTAGCTCTGCTGTTGTAGAAGTAACACCGTCGAGAATGTTAAGTTCTGTGGCGGTCGATGTAATTGATACCCCGCCAATCTGCAAAGTTGTCGCATTTATTTCACCAGCCGCGCCATAAATTACAGACTTTGAATTAACAATCGTTCCTGCGCTTGATCCGTCAAGAAGATTTATTTCGCCAAACGTAGCAGTAACGCCGTCCAGAATGTTTAGCTCTGCTGTTGTAGAAGTAACACCATCAAGAATGTTTAATTCAGCCGCAGTTGAAGTAATTGCTGTGCCATTAATAGATAAAGAAGTAAAGTTACCTGTAGAAGCTGAACTGCTTCCAACAGTAGTTCCATCTATAGCACCGCCGTTAATATCTACTGTAGGAATAACGACAGTACCAGTAAAAGTAGGACCGTCTGTGTTTGATTTAGTAGCAACGGCTACTGCAATAGCATTAAACTCTGTATCAAACTCTGAACCACGGATAACCTTATTAGCGTCTCCCGTAGGCAAAGAGTCCTTAGCAGTAAAATTTGTAGATTTTACGTAGTTAGACATAAGGCTTTCCTATCCGTTATATATCTTTTATTTAAAAACTCGTACACAAGCACTTAAATAAAAGGGGGCCATTGCGACCCCCATAGAGTTTTACTCGTCAGCTACAGCGAGGATGAATCCTGCTTCTGGACGGTAAGTCTCAACACCGTACAGCGTGTCAGACGTAAACAGTGTAGACAGGTATTCCTGCTTGTACTGAGTCTGAGAACGTACAGCGAGTTGCTCTGCCATTACCAACGCATCCTTGTGGAAGAACAAGCAACCACGAGTATCAAGGGCTGAAGCGCCGTTTTCAGCGCCTGTCTCAATAACAGGACAGTTACTAGACACGTAAACGTCTACACCGTACAGGTTACCAATCAGACCTGACTCAACGCCACGGCCACCAACAAAGTCGGAAGACACGTAACGTTCAATGCCCATGATTGACTTACGTGACGCAGGAGGAATAACGAGAACTCGTCCGTCCATAGGTACGTCAGCATCGTCCATCAGCTTGATAGCCTCACGGAAACCAAGGTCAGTAAAGTTGTCACCAGTAGCTACAGTGTCAACAGCATACGTAGCAATGCCAGCTGCGGCATTGAAGTAGTAGCTGTTGCTGTTTACCCAGTTAGCACCCGTAGCGGCAGGAGTCTGCGTACGAGTACCATCACCAAAACCAGTAGCAGCGTTGATGAGGTCGGTGTCAACTTTCAGAGCCAGCTGATAACCAGCGTCTTCAGTGTAGAACTGTCGCAGAGATGACAGAGCCTGTACCTCTACAATGTCCTCAATCAGACGCGAGTACTCAAAGTGACGGTCTACAGTAACGGTCAACTCTGTCTCAAGGTTAGCCTGAATGGTTACTGCGGTAGCTTCTGCCTTAGCATTAGCTGAACCACGGATAGGCTTAGGAATGTGAATAACGTCACCCTTCTTGCCGGTCATTGACAGACGCTTGACAAGGGGAGCCATCTTCAGGTTCTTTTGGTATGCAGCAATAATCTCAT